CATGTCTGGCAGAAAATCGCGGAAAGCTTCATGTTCTTCTTTGTCCCTGCCTTCATCCCAATCACGCGGCTGGTATTCATCATACTCTGCCATCATGTGCCGAGTGGCTTCAGCGATAGGCATACCATCCTGCTTGCCTTTCTCTGGGTCATAGTTTGGAAGACCCTCAACCCTGTTTAGACCGCCCTCTACTATGCGGCCTGTAAACATTGGTGTGTTTGTTGGGAACTGAATATTGTGGTTCTCACGCAGCCAAAGCTTAAATAACATTTCGTACTTTGCTGACGTGCCGCCGCTTACGCTATCGTGTTTGTAAATATCCATGCTTGACCTCATTGCTAGTTGTGTTACGGTAACGTAATGTCTACAATCGGTCAACAGGTAAAGTTGAGAAAAATTATGACACTGAAAGAATATATACATATCAACAGGATAAGCCAAGCTAGGTTTGCTCGGCGTTGTGGTNTATCNCGGTCAGCCATCAATCATTTTATAGCTGGCAGACGGTATCCAAACCCGGAGACAATGCGTAGAATTTTGTTGGCAACTAATGGAGAGGTAAAGCCGAATGACTTTTTTACAGAAGCCATGTCGCAAGTGCAAAGGTAAAGGCTTTCGGTATGTTAAAGATTACTTTGATCCAACAGACGTTGTGCCAGAGGACTGCGAGCATTGCGATGGCACTGGCGAGGTTTCTACTGACATTCAGTTGGGTGATGGTTTGTTTGCTAGGCGGTTAGCAAATGGCAATTGCGTGAGGTGCGATACTTTTCTTGATGGTGCTTTGGAATGTAAGGTTTGTCACTTAGTTTACGGAGATAATCATGGGCTTAAAAGATAGTTATAAAGTTCCTACAATTGAAGAAATCAAAGAGGCTTTGCGAGTGCCAGAGATAGATATTAAGTTTGATAATCTTGGTCGTGTTATACGCAAAAAGAATCCAGCCAAGAGCGTTTTAAAGCAGAAACAAAATGGCAGATAGCAGACAGAAAGATGATTTTTACCCCACGCCATTAGTGGCTATTGAAGCACTGTTAGACCATGAAAGCTTTGTTGGTGATATTTGGGAGCCAGCTTGCGGCGATGGTGCTATCTCTGCGCCTGTCTCTCTATACCACAACGTCATCAGCACTGATCTAAATGACTACGGATATGGCGATTCGGGGATTGACTTTCTCATGGAACAAAAGCTTGCAGCCCCCAACATTATCACCAACCCACCATACAAACTCGCTCAACAGTTCATACAGAAGGCTATCGACTTGGGTGCAAACAAGCACTGCTGGTTGTTGCGCTTGTCATTCTTGGAAGGTCAGCAACGCCGTGTCTCTCTCTTTGACAACCATAGGCCAGCTAGGGTTTGGGTGTTTTCTCAACGGCTAACAATATGGCGCGGTGATGAAGAGCCAAACGGTAGCGGAACTACTGCCTACGGCTGGTTTGTATGGGAAGGCAATGCAACAGAAACAAGGATTGATTGGCTATGACTGACAGTAGACAGAAAGGTGCAGCGTTTGAACGACAGATTGTAAACTACATAAAAGACCACTTGGGCGAGTCACTGCCTGAGATGCCAAAGCGCAACCTCTCTCAATATCAAATCAAGGGTGAGGCTGATATTGTAATCCCCGGCTGGTCTATTGAATGTAAGGCTTATGCCTCTGGCGCAACTTACAAGCAAGCATGGTGGGAACAGGCTTGCGAGGCATCCGGCGATAGGTTCCCTGTCTTGATATACAAGTTTAACAACAGGCCAATTCGATGCGTCATACAGCTTATGGCGGTGTGTCGCTCTTTCTCTTATGACCCACGACTTGTTGCAGAAATGTCACTGCAAACTTGGGTTCAAGTGGTGCGTGAATCTTATGGGGTTGACAAGAAAAATTGACTGGATAAAATCGAGCTTGCTCGTTCCTTAAAGCAATGCCAGTTAAAGCGTTATCGGAGCAAACCGAATTGCAAAACAAAACACATAATTTGTAAATAAAAAAAAGCATAGCCAAGTGTAAAGGCTATGCTTTAAAGATATGCCACGCGGCTATGCTATATTATGCTTCTTGAATAGCGGGAGAAGACTCTGTTTTCTCCACTTTTCGTATATCTCTTTTGGCAAATCTTTTGCACTGCCAAACAACTCCCATACAACACCGTCTTCATCTTCCCATACGAAAAAACCAAAACCTTTTGGCGGCAAGTGATCGTATGCTAAATATCTTCTTTTCATTGGTTCAACTCTCTCTCTCTTGCTACTCGCTCTTTCTCTTTTAGACAGTTGTGCAGCTTGGTGACAGTATCAGGCACATGTGTTGCCCCGGTTTCATAGTTGATAATTGTTCGTCTTGTAACGCCTAGCCTCTCAGCCATCTTTTGCTGGCTAAAGCCTAGTTGTAGACGTTCAAGCTTGATTTTTTTTGCATCCATGTTATTTTCCTCTCTGCATATTGTTTATGCTTTCTTGATTGCTAGTTAAGAAATGAGAACCGTCAAAGCGCAATGCTTTGGCGGTTTCTCTTTTAGTTTTCCATTTCAATAAAATCATAATTCATCCATAGGTCTTCCATTTCATCTTCAGTTATTGGGTGCATATCTTTTGGTTTGTCTGTATCCCAGCCCAGAATGACAAAGGTAAACTTTTTCATTGTCCAAGCTTTTTTGTGATATGTGTTTTCTGCTGGCACTTCTTCCCAGCCATAACAATATCGATCAACAATCTTAATGTATTCCCATCCTAAATTTGTTTGAGACTTGTCTTTTAATTTGAATATTGCGTTAATCATTTTTTTAACCTCTCTCTTTTGCTAGTTGTGCCATTAATGGCGATTTAAAGCCCACTGACAGGCCTTTAGCTGTCAATGGGTAGTCAGTACCTATTTTCCAAAGTGAGCCATTACAGCGTACCAAGTGTAGCTTCTACTGCTTTCGACTCCAAACAACCACAACCAGTCAATAAAACCCATTATTATTAAGATTGTGATTATCATACAAAAACCGTTTACAAGTTTCTCAGCCATTAGTTTAAATCCTTTAGCACTATCTCGCCTGAGTTGATGGCTTTTTGCGTTTGGTCTTTATTCATGTTCAAAAACTGATTGCGATATTTTCCGGTTGTTGTCGAATAATCCCAATAGTTTTTATCAAGATATATCGCGCCGCAATCCCCAACCTTGGCGATCATGGTTTGATAAGACTGAAAATATGTCCAACCACTATCGTCGCAACGAATAATAAACTGATTTGCAACGGGCTTTCCTGTCCTGCCTTTGATTTGTGATATTTTCATTTTATTGCTTCCTTTTGCTAGTGTTTCTGATCTCATCAGCTATGGCCTAACCATAGGACAGGCAAAGCATAGCCTTGCCTGTTTCGATCTTTATTCAGCCGCTACCGCTAGGCTATCGCTTGCTAGGATATAATCAGCCGCTTTTTGCGCTTGTCCAAAAGCTTTGATCATCGCGCGTTTATCTTGCTTCAAAACCTCAAGCCAGTTGTTTAGATATTTTGCATGGTCTGGCGTTGGTTGCTTCTCAAGCCCTAACATAGAGCAAAGAAAAGCCGCGCCAGTCTCTGCAATCAATTCTTCAAACGCATAGGCATTGCCACCAAAACGCCCGATCAGTTTACGATCAAGCCGGGTTGAATGGCCTGTCCAGTGTGTTAATTCATGCAACATGGTTGAATAATAGCTTTGCTCTGGCGTGCTGTCTTTGGTGCCTTTAAACGCGCTTTTCTCTGGCATTTGGATGAAATCCGGCTGTGGTGCATAAAATGCCCGGTTGCCGCCATGGTGAATATCTGCCCCGGTTGCGGCAATAAGCTTTTCAGCGTCGCCATTGTTAAAGCTTGGTGCTGGCTGATCATCAACTGGCTTTGAAACATAGCCATCAACTTGATCGGCATTGAACACACAAAAACCTTTCAGTAATGGCACCATTGCCTGTTCATCTGTCACTTTGTCGGTGATCATCACTTTGTCGAAAAACAAAATGTCGGTACCTTTTGAACCTTTACGCACCTTGGCACCAAGCTTTTCCCATTGCTTGAACGTCGCCCATTGGTTGCTTTTGAAGCCGTGCCTATAGGATGAAATGGCAGTCATAAATGTGTTAGTGCCTTGGTATGGCTTGCCAGACACAACATTGTGGTGACAATTCCCAGCCTGTTCTTGCCAAGGCTTTGTCCAATCGGTGCCATGTTCATTCATTAGTTGAAGCACCGCGTCTGTAACCATCTGGTATCTGTCTTTTTTTGTGAATGTTTTGGTCATCTGTTTGTCTTTCTTTGCTAGTTAGTTGTTTGGTTTTATTTGCGCGATTTCAAATCACGTTTGATTTCTGTTATGCAATCCATCACGAATATGCACCATCCAACAATGCCGATTGTGCTTCCTGCGAATAATATTAAAACGATTGAGTCATTCATTTTATTGTTTCCCTTTTGCTAGTGTTAACCTTTACCTAGTGCAAGTCTTGCACATAGTCAATACACCAATGCAATATTTTTTAAATTATTTTATCTAAGCTTCCAGCCCGGTATATATATAAGTGAAAGCTTTGCACCGTTTACCGTCTACATTTTATGTGTTATTAATCGGAAGTAGACAAGCAAAGCATTACTGTCTTTGTGTGGCTATTTGTTGGTGGCATTTGTTTTGCTTTGTTGTTGTTCCAAAACATGACCAGACAAAGCGCATTTAGTTTGTGCGCGGCATTGCTGTTGCATTGTTGCAAAGCTTGCAATAATAAGGCATAGGGGGGACGTTATTTTTGCCGTATGCCCCGACACGCGCCGCCTCACTCTATATGTGTTAAATGGTACGTTACAACACACAGCCGGAGGTTACATGGCTAGGTTTACAAACTTTAAGAAGGACGGCATTGTCAGGCTTCTGGGCGATGGCCTTAGTTTGGTGCAGGCTTGTGAAGAGGTTGGTATTAGCCGTAGTGCTGTATATAAGGTTATGCGTCAGGATGAGGGCTTTGATGCTTCTGTGAAAGAGGCCCAGCGTCAAAGTGCTGAGAAGGCTTTAGAGGAGTTGGATGTTTTGTATGATGATGCTCTTCATAAGCGTAAGGACTATGACCCACATGTGTTGAGGGATTATGCTAACCATGTGAGGTGGAAGGTTAGTAAGATTATACCTGAGAGGTTTGGGGAGCAGAAGGCTAGAGCCGGGGTAGAGGTTACTGACGGTGCGGTGAAGATACTGTGGGAAAGTTGATACAACTGTGAAACAGGTACGCATCCCTTATAAGCCTAGAGAGCTACAGGCTGAAATGCACGAAAGCGTAAAGCGTTGGAACGTGCTTGTGATGCACAGACGCTTTGGCAAGACGGTCTGGGCTGTAAATCATNTAATCAAACATTGTCTAGTTTGTGAATTGCCAAGGCCAAGGGTGGCTTTTGTAGCCCCTACTTTTACACAAGCCAAGCGTATTGCGTGGGATTATGTGAAATATTATGCATCTGTGATCCCCGGTGTGAACTTTAATGAAACTGA